GTATGACGTTGGCTACAATACTCAAGCAGGACCGGGTAATTTAGACATTAGTTTCCAAAAGGAAATTAAAGCAATGCCTGGCCGGGAAAAGAACTATGCAATCAATGCCCGTTACTCTATTCCATTTGCAGAAGGTGGCGAAGTAGCCCCTGAACCTGAAAAAGGCTCTGCTAAAGCAATGCTCAAGGAAGTGGGCCGTTCTACTCAATACGCTCCAGCAGACCTTGCTGGCTCACCTGTTGATCTAATCAACATGGGCCTTAAGGGTGTGGATGCAATGACCGGGACTAAATTAGCACAAAACATGCCCGTCGGTGGTAGCGAGTGGCTCATTGACAAAGCTCGTCAACTAGGGTTGATGGACAAGCCTACAGGCTCTACAACAGAGAACCTGACCCGTATGGGCATGGGCGTAGTTAGTCCCACCGCAGGACCTCGGGCCATGGTCGCTGCAGGTAAAGCCGTTAAAGGCACAGCCAAGGCAGCGCTGGAAGATTTAAGTATGGCAGCCACCGGTCAAGGTGGCTCTAAAGTTGCGCAAGGTGTAGCAAAAGTAACTGGGCTAGAGCCTGCGTTTGCTTCTCGCCCTAAAGGTGGCGTATCTCTTGGAGCATCGTCCGCTGCCGACGTACCACTCACTCGTATTGACGAACAGTTAAAAAATAGCATCGAAGGTATTGATACCAATTCAGAGCAAGGTAAAGCAATTGCCGGATTCTTAGACAAGAAGATGCGCAATTATTACCAAAATCAATATGGCACAGCCGACGATCCTGTTTTTAAAGCAGTTATGGAAGGCCGTATGCAGCCCATGGCTGATCCAAGAATAGTGGATAGAGCTCGTGCAGGAGACGAAAAAGCAATTACTGACATGCGTAGACTTTATGATGCAAGTACCAATATTCAAGCTTTAGGTTCTCGCAAGATTTTGGACGAACTTGGAAAACACCCTTTTGAGATGGAAGGTGATGTTCGTAAACTCATTAAAGCGCAAAGTCCAAATGAGTCTACAACAATGGTCACAGGTGTAGGACTTGAACCAAAAGAATTGGCAAATTACCCTGGTATGTATGGTCCAAAAGGATTTAAGGATATTGTCGCTGAGGGCGAGTCTGGCAAATTGCTTCGCTTGCTAAATCAAACGGATTTACAACCACACGTACGCCAGGCTGTAGCTAAAGGTGAGCCTATCTATGGTTCTACTAGTGGCACAAACCGTATGTTGCCTATTGGCGAAATAAAGGATTACTTGTTTACACGCACTCCTGCAGAAATTAAAAACATGGGTGTGGTTGATGCGGCGGTAAAATCTAAGCAATGGCACGTTAAAATGGCCGAGGCTCGTAAAAACCCTGAAAAGTTTAGCCGTAAAGAGCTATTTAACGGCACAGAGCAGGTCTTACCTTTGGAGAAAAACACTTGGGTCGATGTCCGTACTCCAGACGCTTTGTCCTTAGAAGGCAATATCATGGGTCACTGTAGTGGTGGCTCCAACTACTGCAACGCTGTAGCCCAAGACAGTATGAAAATTATTTCACTGCGAGATAAAAAGGGTCTGCCTCATGTTACTATTCAGCTTGATAAAACCCCAGAAGGATTTACTCGGATTGCGCAGATAAAAGGCACTGGGAACAACAGTCCTGAGAAATATTTTGGAGAAATTAACGCATTTTTGGATGATTATTCCGCTAAACTTGGCAAGAATTTGACAATTACTGAGCGCCCATCCTTTGTGCCGCCCCAGTGGAGAGATAAATAAACATGGCAATTCATAAATACCACCCCGAAGACGAAGAAGAAATCGATATCGAGATGCCTGAGGCTAATAAAAGGCCTGAAGGTGAGGATATTGAAGTCATTTTGGAAGACGACGGCGGTGCTACTGTTGAATTAGGCGAAGAGGAAGACGAAGAAGTACCTTTTGATGCCAATTTAGCCGAAGTAGTTGACCCATCTGAGATGGGATATATCTCTTCTGAGCTATTAGCATTGTTTGATGCTGATAAAGCGTCCCGTGGTGAGTGGGAAAAGCAGTATTCCAAGGGCCTTGAGCTATTAGGCTTCTCTTATGAAGAGAGAACCAGGCCATTTAAGGGTGCTTGCGGTACTTCACACCCAATGCTGACTGAAGCCATCATTCAATTCCAGGCACAAGCGTTCAAAGAACTCATGCCAGCCGAAGGCCCTGTCAAAACTCAGGTTTTAGGCAAGGAAACCCGTGAAAAGTTAGCAAAAGCAGAGCGTGTTAAAGAGTTTATGAACTATGAGCTCACTTGTGAGATGGTGGAATACACCCCCGAGTTCGATCAGCTCTTGTTTTTTACTGGATATGGCGGTTCTGCGTTCAAAAAGGTCTATGTAGACCCACAAACAGACAAAATGGTCAGCAAACTAGTCCTTCCTGACGATTTATTCATCCCTTATAACGGTTCATCCGTCATGAGCAAGTGCCCACGCATTACGCATCGTATTCCAATGGATGTAAATGAGTTTCGTAAGCTAGTGGCAGTCGGTTTTTATCGAGATATCGATGTGCGGCCTTCTTCTTCCAATGCTGCCGATGTTATTCAAGATTCTATTAACAAAGTAACGGGAATTAGTCCTTCTGGCGATCCCGAAGAGCTCTTTTTGTTGGAATTTAACGTTGAATGGGACCTTAGGGGCTTTGAAGACAAAGACGAAGACGGCGAAGAGACGGGAATCAAGCTTCCATACGTTATTACCATTGAAGAGTACAGCAACCAAGTAGTTGGTATTCGCCGTAACTGGAAAAAAGACTCTGAAGTCAAACAACGCAAAGAATGGTTTGTTCATTACCCGTTGATCGAGGGCCCTGGAGCCTATGGCCTTGGTTTTGTACACTTGATTGGTGGTTTGACTAAAACAGCTACTTCAGCCATGCGTCAATTGATTGACTCTGGTACTTTGGCTAACTTACCTGCTGGTTTTAAAGCCAAAGGTGCTCGTATTGCGAACGATGACGTTCCACTACAACCTGGTGAGTGGCGTGACATTGATGTGGGTGGAGCTGAGCTCCAGTCTTCCATGTTGCCTTTGCCATACAAAGAGCCAAGCCAAACACTATTTACCTTAATGGGTTTCTGTGTCGAAGCAGGCAAACGCCTGGCTTCTATTGCAGATATGCAAGTAGGCGATGGCAACCAAAACGCTGCAGTTGGCACAACTATTGCGCTCCTTGAAAAAGGCGCAACCATTATGTCGGCAATTCATAAACGGATGCACTATGCGCAAAAACTTGAATTTAAATTACTGGCTGCAGGATTTGGAGAGTGCTTACCTGAAGAGTACCCCTATGACGTTCCTGGGGCATCTCGCAAGATCAAACGTTCTGACTTTGATGGTAGTGTTGATGTACAGCCGGTAGCTGATCCCAATATCTTCTCCTCATCCCAACGTATTACTTTGGCACAAACGCAGCTCCAGATCGCTCAGAGCGCTCCACAAATGCACAACATGTACGAAGCGTACCGTCGAGTGTATGAAGCATTGGGAACGAAACATATTGACGCTATTTTGACACCGCAAAACCCAGATATGCCAAAGGACCCAGCTTCTGAGAACTCGGACGTGTTGGACGGTGTGGCACTTAAAGCGTTCGCTGGCCAACAACATGATGCACATATCATGGGTCACTTGATTCAAGGTATGTCGCCAATCTTGCAAAGCAACCCACTAGCTGCTGTGGAATTGCAAAAGCATATCTTGGAGCATGTAAAGACTAAAGCGGAAGAAGACACAGAAGCTGAAATATTTAAGAGCTATGGTACTGACCCTGAGCGTTTAGTATCTGACTTACAGCGTGAAGCAATGATTGCCCTCAAAGTAGTAGAGAATCTTAAAGAAGTGAAGAAGGTTCAAGAAGAATTGATGGGTGATCAAGGCGATCCGTTAGTCAAGCTTAAAGAGCAAGAGCTTAAACAAAATGCTCAAAGAGACCAACAAAAGACTCAAGTGGAAACCCAGCGCTTACAACTAGATCAGTCTGATAAAGCAAAGCAAGACCAGATTGACTTGCAAAAAATTCAATCCAATGAAAAGATTGCAAATGAGCGTTTAATGGCAAACATGCAAAAACAAGGAGCCCAAAATGGCAACCAAATTCGTCAAAGATAAACAGGCAGAAAGAGCAGCAAAAAAGGAACAAGCTCCTTCTAAGGTTGTCTCAAGCCAAGAAGCAAAGATTAAAAAACGGGGCGGTAAAGTCACATTTAAACGTGACGGAAACCTGCCAGTAGGATTATATTAAAGTGGCAACCAAAAAAGCTCCTTCTCTCGCTATTGGTCGTGGTGAAAAACTGCCTGCCTCCAAAGGAGCTGGTCTTACCGCTAAGGGGCGTGCTGTTTACAACAAAGCTACAGGTAGTAACTTAAAAGCGCCACAACCAGAAGGTGGAGCCCGGAAGAAGTCGTTTTGTGCTCGTATGTCCGGGGTCCCTGGTCCAATGAAAGATGAAAATGGCAAGCCAACCCGTAAAGCGGCTAGTCTAGTCAGGTGGAAATGTAAAAAGTAGTGGATAGATTTACAGGCTGTGTATAATCACAGTAACTAGCTATCGGGAGAAGCTAAAAGTTCTCCCGCCCGTGGTAAGAGGAAACCATGCTCAAGTTTGTAGAAGACTTGCTTCACGACATAAGACGTTTGCGTCATGACACAGAGCAGCTTGTCACATCTGGTTCCATGAAGAATATGGAACAGTATCGCCAGATGATGGGCAGGCTTGAGGGCTATACATTTATCGAGCAGCTTGTTCAAGACAAGATGCAGAAAAACGATTTTGATTAACCCCGGAGGAGACGTGAAATGATGGACGATTTATTAGAATCCAAACCCCTAACTGCTTTAGAGCAGAAATGGGCGGACGAGAAAGCGGAAAAAGGCCCTGAGCTAGAAGACGCTTATACAAACGACGGCCTAGACCCAAGCAAATTGGATGCGGCAGTTCTTGATCGTATCCCCACTCCTACTGGCTGGCGTATAGCGGTACTCCCATACAGGGGTGTAGAAAAAACTAGAGGCGGTATTGTCCTGGCAGAAGAGACCCGTAAAAAGACTCAATTGGCCACTGTGTGTGCCTATGTCTTAAAAGTTGGTCCTTTAGCCTATAGAGACGAAGATAAATACCCAACGGGTCCTTGGTGCAAGGAAGGCGATTGGGTAATTTTTGCTCGCTACGCTGGAGCACGCTTAGATATTGATGGTGGCGAGATTCGAATTCTCAATGATGATGAGATTGTCGGCATTGTTAATGACCCAGAAGATATTCTGCACATGTAAAGGAAAGATATGTCTAATGTAACCGCAAACCCCACCTACGATATTGAAGTAGGCAACGATAAAGACAGTGATGTTAGTGTCGATATCGATGAAAACGGCCAGGCTGAAGTAGTTGAAGTAGCCGAATCCGATAATGGCCCTGCCCTGGCAGAACCAAGAGAATCACCTGCCCATGAAGCGAAAGCTGAAGGCGGAGAACTTAAAGATTACAGCGAAGGTGTTAAAAAACGCATTGACAAGCTGACTTCTAAGCTTCGTGAAGCTGAAAGACGAGAGCAAGCTGCTATTGAATACGCTAAAGGTGTTCAAAACCAGGTACAACATGCTCAACAGCGTGCTGTTAACTCTGATTATGGTCGTTTGACTGAAGCCAAGAGCCGTGTAGATACACAGCTTATGACTATCCGTCAAATTATCAAGCGTGCTCGTGAAGAAGGTGATATTGATACTGAAACTGAAGCCCAAGAGCGTTTAGCTTCTTTGGCCCATGAGCAGCGTCAATTACATGATTATTTGAGCCAGGCTCCTGAACAAGTAGCCCCTCAACAAGCTTATAACCCTCCTCCACAGCAACAACAATATCAACAAACAGCACAACAAGCCCCACGGGTTGATCCAAAGGCTGAAATCTGGGCAGAGGAAAATACTTGGTTTGGCCAAGATTATTCTATGACCTATGCTGCTTGGGGAATTGATAAACAATTGCGTGAAGCAGCA